ATAGCTCCGCCTGGTTGAAGACGCTGACGAGGTCCTGAGGTGTACCATTCCCATGCGTTCTCCATAGAAGTTTTAGACATAGCGTCTTGTTCGGAGTGTGGGTCGTCGATAATTAGTAAATCTGCACCACGCCCGGTTATCGAACCACCGACACCTGCCGCAAAATATTCGCCACCGTGATTTGTCTCCCAACGACCTGCCGCTTGAGAGTCGGCTCGTAGTTCTGTGTCAGGGAACACGGACCTGTAGTCTTGTTCGTTCATCAAGTTTCTGACTTTTCTACCAAAACGATATGCTAGCT